GCGGCAGCAGGCCGGAGTCGACGACCTCGCGGCAGATGTCCTCGACCTCGTCCAGGTCGTCGCCCAGTTCCTTGCAGATCGTGAGGTCGCCAGCCGCGGCGAACGCCTCGAACAGCGCGGCCTCGCTCTTTCGCAGCTCGAGCACCGATTCATGGCACCAGGCGTGAACCCAGAGCAGCCAGCGGCGCGTTCCCTTTTCGCGACCCAGCACGGCCAGGCCGAGCAGATCGTCGAGGCCGCCGCCGTCGCCCCCCATCACCACGACCTCGGAGCGGGCCAGCAGCGTCGGCAGATCGACCAGGGTAGCGTCGGCCGCGGCTTCCCAGTGGTCGGCGCCGCGCCAGCGTTCGGAGTGCAGCGCCAGGCCGATCTCGATGTTGAGGTGCTGGGACGCCCAGACCCGGATGTCCTTCTCGCCCTTGAGCTTGGCCTCTTCGTAGTCCTTGACCAGGCGCGGGATGCGGATCGACCGGTTGAGGTTCGGCGTGACCAGCGGCCAGTTGTCCGGGTTCTCCCAGAAAGCGCGGTCCTTTTGCTGGGCCTCGGTGAACTCGTACAGCACCGGCAGCGTGTCGACGCCCTTCACGCGACCGTCGCGAATCGCGCGGGCGATCTTGAGCTCGTCGGCAAAGACGCCAGCGGGCGGTTCGAACGACTGCGTCGTGATCATCGCGAAGAAGGCTTCCGGCACGGTGACCATGCCGCCGCGCAGCTGCTGGATGATCCAGGAGGCCCGCGGCTTACGGCCGAGAAGATGGATTTCGTCGATAATGGCGCCGGCCACGACCGCGCCGGTCACGATGTCCTCGTCGAAGGTCTTGACCTTCAGCATCGCGTCATTCGTGCGATCGGTGATGGTCTTGATGTGGTTGGCGACGTGGAAGCGCTTCTGCAGGTAGCCTTCGGAATCGTTGGCGATCATGCCGCGGACCGTGTTGAAGGCCTTGTCGGATATCTCCTGGCTTGGCCCGGTGAGCAGGAACTCGGCGGCAGGGCGGTCGTTCATGATCAGGCCGGTCAGGCCCATGCCTGCGGCGTTGGTCGTCTTGGCGTTCTTCTTCGGCACAAGGCAGAACAGGCCGCGCACCAGACGGATGCCGGTCTCGGTGTCGAGCGACCCGAAGATCGCCCGCATGATGTCACGCCACCAGTCGCCGCCGACTTCTGACATCGGCGGGGTGCCGACCACGTCGTAGAGCCGCAGCATATTGAAGATGCCGACGGCACGCGCCGCCAGCTTCTCGTTCAGCGGCAGGTCGGGCACCAGCGACCGGCCCTCGCGCAGTCGCTGCTCCCAGTCGGTGCACGACAGGTCAAGGCCGGCAGCGTCGAGCGGCATCAGTTCACCAGGCCGGACCAGCCGGGCGTCTTGTTGGCGGTCATGGCGTCGACCTTGGCCTGCGCCTTCTTGCCGAGAGGCGCTTCAGGCGAATCATCTTCGACGTCCGGCTTCGGCGGGCCTGGCGGCCTCACCTTCTCGGTCAGCTCGAGCAGCTTTGCCGAGGCACCTGTGCGGCCCGCGGCCGAGCTGCGCTGCAGGTCCCGAAGCACCATCGTGCGGATCCTGTCGGCGCCGTACTGGATCTCCTCGGCAAAGTGCTTGCGCAGCGTGTGGCGCGATATGCCGAGCTGCGACGCCATGCGGTCCTCGGTCCAGTCGTCGGAAGCCCACAGTTTCACGTCGTCGCGCTGGCGCTGGGTCGGCTCGAACTCCGGCCGGCCAGGCTTGCCCGGCTCCTCGACAACCATCGCCGTGGCATGATGCGCGCCGCCAAGCTGGAGCTGCTGCTCGACCGGCGCGACCGCCACCTCGTCGGCAAAGTGCTTGCGCAGCGTGTTGCGCGAAATGCCCACCGCCTTGGCGACCTCGCCGATCGGCCGCCCTTCGGAGCGCAGCCGGCGCACCAGGGCGCGCTGCTCGTCGGTCGGTTTGTACTCAGGACGGCCGCCCGAGCGAGAAGGCGTTCCTTGTGCAGAAACCCCGTCACTATCGCGGTCAGTCATCAACAACCTCTAATGATCGTGACACCCCGCCCGTCGTTCATCGTGCGCAGAAAAAAAAGGTCCGGATGACACCCCGGGCGGTAGACGACCCCCTGCCGGGGTGGTTTTTGGACCCGCCCCCCCCCTGCGACGCGGTCGCATGGTGCGGTGCAGTTGCGTGTGGGCTTCAGACGTCTCGCGGTCGCGAGATCACCTACGTTCGCCGCGCTGTCGGAGGGCGCGCTCGGCGGTGGTCTTGCGGGTGTGGCAGGACCAGCAGAGGGCGCGGCCGTTGGAGAGCGCCAGCGGGTCGCCACCATCCCGTCGTTCGACGATGTGGTCGGCGACCAGTCGACCGTGCCGGCCCTTGTGCTGTGCGTCCTGGCAGCGACCGTTGGCCCGCTTGATGATCTCAGCGGCCCAGGCCTTGTGCTCCGGGGTTCCGTAGTGCTGCTCGGTCTGCTTCGGTGGCGCCGGTGCCAATGAGGTATCAAGCGTTGCGACACGAGGCTTAAGCATCGTGAGGCGCGTCATTGTTGACCGGGTATTTGATGGGGGAGCGTGGCTTGCGCCGACGATAGCTGATTAATGACCTGTTTTTGGAAACGGTGGAAGCGCCTCGCGAACCTTCACCGCATATTCCTGTGGATGAGTTCCTTGGCCCGCTCGATGTCGGCCGCCTCCGGCTTCCATCCATAACCGTTCCAGGCCGCCACCAGCACGGTCAGCATCTGCTGCACGCGCTTGCCGGCATGGGTGTGAGAGCAGCGCAGACGATCGGCCATCTGCCGGTGCGACTGCCTGGCCGCGATGCCCCACACCAGGATGCGCTGCAGGCGGGACTGGCGCTTCACCAGGTCGTCGAGCACCTCACAGGCGGCGGCATAATCAGCCCTCGCCACCGGCAACCGCATCGGCTCGCCAGGCTGATCCTTGAAGATCTCACGCACGGGCGTCGGCATGCACGAACGGAACAGGGCCGGCCGCGTGTCGGGATCGTGGGGGATGCGCCGGAACACCTCGGCCATCCGCTGCAGCCGGGCCCGCACCGTCAGCGGGCACCAGGGGTCGCCCAGCTCCGGCGGCTTTGGCGGTTCGGGCCGCTTCTTCCGGGCCACGAACCGCGACCGTGCCGCTGTCCGCGTCACAGGGTCCAGCCCGGTCTCGACCTCGACGTCCTGCCCGCTTCGATCAACATCCATCGCTGCCCCCGTTCACACCGTTGCCGCCACCCGCACTCACCCTGCCGAGCCTCATGCTGCCGCCCTCGCCGCCTTCGCCTCTGCCCGCCATGACGCGAGCATGTCCTTCGGAATCAGCGGATTGTCGCCCGCGCTGTCGGGCCTCCAGCCCCACCCCGCCTCCCACTTCGTCAACCTTTCCCACGGCCGGTAGCCGGCCAGGCGCAGCGCCCACTTCGCCCGCGCGGGGTCAGTACCGGTCTCTCCATGAGAAGGAGTAATTGAAGTATTGGAGTCATGAAGGACTGGAGGATTGCCACCATGTTTGCTTGGCAACCCCTCTTTTCTCCCACGATTTCCGTGGGTTACGGCCGCGCCTCTGGCACCGTTTCGCGCCAGTTTCACGGACAGTTCGGCCGCGCGGACCATCCGCCGGTTCTTCAGGCGCCCGCTGCGATCGCGATCGGCCACGCCGAAGCGGAGAAGTTCGTCGATCAAGGGCACGATCTCCTCGAGAGGCCTTCCGACGGCGAGCGCAAGCGGCGCAAGGCCATCGGGGTGCTTCAAGGGCTGGTCCCCTATCTGGACGACTCCCGGCTCCGGCGAGCGGGCCGCGATACACAGCATGCGCATCCAAAGACCCTGCGCGGCGAGCGAGCAGGCCTTCAGGTTGTTGTCACCATCCCAATCGTTGAAATACCACTTGGTCGAGGGGTTCTTGGGGTCGCAAGCCATCAGCTTTCCCCCCAGTGATTCCCGATGCCGTAGAGCTTGAACAGCTGGCACACCCGCCCGAAATACGCGGCATCGCGCGGGAAGCGGAACATGTGGACCTGGTGCGCCTCGACGTCCGGCTCGACGCCGAGATCGGGCCGCAGCCTGTACACCGCCGCCATCGCCGCCCGCTCTTCCCACGGCGCCGCCGAAACAAAGAGTTTCGCGCGGACCTCGACCTTCCAGCGATGGCTGCCGGAAGCCGCCTCTAGCGCTTCGGGTGGAAGGCGTCGGGTCACGCCGCCGCCCTCCCCATTGCCACCGGCCCCCACTGGTCCGCCATCGCGGCGGCGATGCCCGGGAAAAATCGCGAGCGTTCGGTCTGACGGTTCGGGCCGGGCGGCATGCGCCACACCCGCGCGGCAATGTCCGACGGCTTCTCGGTGACCGTCGGCACCAGCGGCGGCAGACCCTTCAACCAGAAGCAGGTGCGCTTGGTCTCCGCGTCGCCGAACTGCCACGGCTGGACAGACTGCGCCTGCTTCTCGAAGTTGCGGATCAGCGCCTTCGCATGCCGGTGCATCACCGGGTTCTCGATCCCGATGCAATCTATGTCGGCGTTCCAGCAGTCAGAGAACAGCGACGCGCCCTCGCGCAGCTCGGCGTGCATGTCGTCCAGCGTGCGACCGGGCGGCGGCACATGCAGCCAGCGAACGCCGCTATTACAGAGCCGCGTGCACGGCGGATGGGCGATAAAGAGGAAATCCCAGCCATCCGTCAGCAGATCCCGCACGTCGCAGACGATGTGCCGGTTGCTGCCGTCTTCGGCCGGCTTCAGATCGCACGACCAGACGTCATAGCCGCGCGCCAGGAACGCGCCCCGCACAATGCCCGATACCTCGCAGCCGATGAGCCCCCTCATCGCACCACCTCGAGCACCCACGACGCCACGATCGCCGCCACACCGAGACCGATCGTCAGCAGCGTCCAGAAGTGGCCGTCGCGGCGGGCGGTCATCGCGCACCGCCGACCATCAGAGCCCACGCCTGCCGCTCCTCCGACGTCATCGGCGCCTTCAGGCACTTCAACCGAGCGCCGCGGTGATGGACCTTCACGGTGCGCGCCAGCAGATCGCATTCGACGGCGGTGTCGTAACGGCCCAGATCTATCGGCAGGACGACGTCGGCCGTGAACAGCGCGAGGACGTAGACGAAGCCGCTCACCGTTCGCTCTCCCTTGGCGGCGGCGCACCCGTGGCCGCATAGGACTTCAGCAACACCCAGGACGTCCGCGCGACCCGCACCGGGCCGCTGCGGTCGCGGGCCGAGCGCCCGACGGCGCCGATCAGCTGGTCGACGTGGGCATGACGCTGGCGCGCCAGGTCGCTCTGACCGTCCGTGGCGGCCCAGGCCGCCCGCGCGACGCTGCAGAACCGGTCGCCCTCGGGCGCCTCCTGGCCTTCGTGGTCGGTCACGATGACGCCGCGCAGCTCGAGCACCAGCCCGCGACGCGCGGCCTCGCGCTCGATGGTGGCCAGCATCTGGCCCATGTCGGGCGCGGCGGAACGGTCGCTCATGCCGACACCGCTTCGCGCTGGAATCCTTTGACCACCGCCAGCGCGATCACCTCGTCCGGCGAACACACGATCCGGTCGACCTGGATCAGCCGGTCGCGCGGCCCCCCCGTCACCACCGCCCGGTCATAAACGACGGGTCCGCGCGCCCGCAGGAAGGTCTTGGCGCGGTCCAACTCGGTCGCCTCGCCGGGACGGCGCATCGACTTGCCGCGCACCGGATGGCCGGTCGTCTCGCCCGTCGCCACGATGCCGATCACGCGATAGACGTTGCTGGTCCCCGGCGCGCCGCGCGCATGGTGGACGGTGATGGTGATGCGCCGGGCCCGCTCCAGCCGCTTCAGCAAGGCATAGGTCGTGGTCGTCGGCGCCTCGACCGCGTGCGCCAGGTCGTCGCCGATCGGGCAGACCTCGCCCTTGCGCGCCGTCTCGCACAGCAGCGCATAGAGCGCTTCCTCGCGCCGTGCGATGACGTCCCGCGATGCCGCCGCGCTCACGAGCGGCCCCCCAGCTTTTCAGGCCGGCTGCCGGTGAGGATCATCCACGCCAGTTCGATTCGCTCTGCCTCGGGCAGATCGCCCGGCAGGCGCAACGCCACCAGCACGTCGACCGGCCGCTCGCGCACCAGCTGCCGGAACAGCAGGTGCAGATAGCCGAACTGTTCGTTGATACAGTTCGGCCGCACCCCGGCCCACGCCGTGATGTCGGTCAGAGAGGGCCGCAGGTTGCCGCCGTCGATCAACACGAGCGCAGCATCCAACAGCTTCTTTTGCAGCCGCGCGCCACGGACCGACCGCGCGTCGAACCCGTAGCGATGCCGGGACGAGGCCGCCGACCCGCCGGCAACCGCATCGGCGGCCGTCGAGTCGGACAGCAGGGCGATGGTGTGAGCCCGGTCCATCACGCTTCTCCGCAGCCGCGGCCAATCACGCCGCTGTTCGTTCCGTCGGTGAACTCGCTGTGAAGCACCCAGCCCTTCGCGCACCAGAAGCCCCAGTCCCGCACGACCGGCCCCGTCACGAACAGCGACCAGCAGGCGCGCCGCGCCGGAAACAGCAGCGCGCCGACCACCAGCCGGTGCGCCGCCGTGGGCCGCCGCAGCACGATCGAGCCCGGCTTGCGCCAGACCGTGCGCGTCGGCGGCACCGGCCACGAGAGCGACGGCCGGGATTCCGGCACCACCTCCCAATAGCCGCCCTTCAGCACGATCGAGACGTTGAGCCAGGGGTGATCGTGCAGCGCCCGGTCGTCGTCGTCGCGCAGCACCTGGTGCAGGTAGATGTTGAACCAGCGATTGCGCCGGATCACCCACCAGCGGTTCATGTAGACCGAGTCGGCCTTGCCGATGACGAAGTCCGGCTCCCGGAACCGGCAGAGCGCGACCCGCCACGCGAGCGCCAGCAGCAGCGCCAGGACGACGATCAGAGCAACCAACATGCGAGCCCCCGCTCCTTGTGAAACCGTGTCTTCGGCGCCTTCACAGACGCCCCCGGCCGCCCGCAGGCCGCCGGGCCTTCGTCACTTCGCCTTTGCCGCTCCCTGCACTGCGCGGATCACGCGCCGCACGCGTGCAACCTGGCGCTGGACCTTCTGTGTGAACTCCTCGAGGTGCCGAAGCTCGGCGCGATCGATGCGGCCATCGAGCAGCGCGCGGTCGACATGCTCCATCAGGTCGGCGGCGGTGCTGGTGCAGCGCATCGCCTCGCGCAGCGGGTCGGGCGCTTCGTACTCGGGCGTCGGCGGCGACGGCAGCAGGCGGCTGAACAGCTCGACGAACACCGGCGCATGGCCGGCATTGATCAGCATCACCTCAATCGCCAGCGCCTGGTGCAGGCCGATACGGTTGGCGTGGTTGTCGGGATCGGACCACTTCACGATCAGCGACGCCGACAGGCCGATCTCGCGCGAGATCGCCGCCGCGCCCAGCAGGCCGATCGCCAGGGCGACGCCATCCTCGATCGTGTCGGGCAGACGATGCTTCTGGATCATGTGCAAACGCCCGCCGCGCGTCGGACAGGACACGCCACCACCGGAGCGCGCATGGTACCGTCCATGTTCAGCGCGGAGCTTCCATGCCACCGACACCCAACCACCGGCTTGTGCGCGCCGCACGCCAAGCCGCCCGCCTTGAGGAACAGGCAAGATGCCTCGACATCTTCCTGCGCATCCGCGGCTACAAATGGGACGACGCCGGCGAAAACCTGTTGCTGGACCTCGCCCCGGCGGACGAGACGCGGGCCCAATAGCCCGAGCGACCCGGCGAGAATGAAGGCGCCGCCGCTCATGCCGCGCTCGCTTTCTGACGCTCCGATTCGATGTAGGCGCGCACGCGATCGACGGTGGCGACCGTCACACCAGCGCCTTCCCGCAGCCGTCCCACAAACTTTCCGTCGTTTACAGCCAGTCGACCGAACGTTGTTTCGGCAACGCCAGTCACAGCGAGGTGACGGTCTATGTCTTGGAGCAACTGTTCGACGGTCGTCATGACCGCGATCATAGTGGGACGTCGCCCACTGTCAATGGGCAATAGCCCACTTTGGCTGCCCACGTGTCCCGTGGGATGAATCCCACATGACCGAGACGCTACTGAAAGAAATCGACCGGCGGGCGAAGGTCCTTGGCCTGACCGATATAACCCTTGCCAAAAAGGCCGGACTGGGTCGCGACGCTGTGCGCGACATTCGTCGGGGCCATTCGACGAATCCTTCTCATTCGGTGATCGCGGCGGTGGCCAAGGCACTCGGATGCACCGTTGCCGACCTGACCGGTGAGCGACGTCAGACGCCCATCAGGACGCGCGAAACCATTACAATTTTTGAGGTACCCACCTTCGCGACAGCCGGCCCCGGTGGCGATGGCGATATGGAGATCACTCGAGATCACGCCGTCGGCGAGTTCACGTTCCCCGCGGCCGGCTTTCGTCAACGCTTCGGTGCCCCGCCGGACGGTGTCTTCATTGACGAAGTGCGCGGCGACAGTCAGGAGCCGACCTTGCTCCCAGGCCAGCCCGTCATGATCGATGCGCGAGATCGGCAGGCATCGCCGCCCGGCATTTTCCTCTGTTGGGACGGAGTCGGAATGGTCTTCAAGCGCATCGAAGTAATTCCGAACACTGACCCGGCGCGCGTTCTGTTGAAGAGCGACAACCCCCGATACGAAACCTACGAACGCCTGCTCAGCGAGATTCACATTTACGGGCGAGTGGTTGGCAGCTGGAAGCGGTTCTAGCGTCAGAGGAACGTCCGCCAGTGGTTTTCACCCACGATGGCGATTGACGCTCCCTGATCACGCCATTGCGAGGCGCGAATTATCTTTGTGCCGTAGGCCGAATGCTTCCAGCTTTCCGTCGCATAAACACCGACGACCAACACGCTCGTCTTCATCGTCAGGGCGCCACACTGCCCGCCACGGTCCTTGACCGCCTGCTCGCACACTTTCCGCGTGCCGAAGTTGAACGTGCCGGTGAAACAGAACTGCGTCCCGACGATGCTCAGAGGCGGCGCCGGCTTGCACAAAGGCAAGCTGGTGCTTTTCAGCAGCTCGCCGGGCGACGCATCGCCACACAGGCCCTTCAGCGTCTGAAGTAGCTCCCCGCACTCCTCCGCGTCGATCGTGCCATCGGCGAGAACATCGTCGATGCGAGCGGCGAGATCTTTCATGATCGGCTCGCCGGTTATGTCCTGGTTCACGGCGAGCCACGATTTCAGCATCTCGACCTCGGCCGCCGTGACGACGTCGTCGGCCGCGATTCCTCGGGCGAGGCCAATCAATTCATCGACTTGACGCGCCGCGATGCGCGGGCGGCCCACGCGCTTCAGGAACGTGTCGTCTCGTCTATCCATGGTTGCGCCTCCCCCGGAAGCGTCACAAACCCGCCTGAAAATGGGAAGTGGGATATTGCCCATTGACAGTGGGCGTGGTCCCACTATCATGCGCCCGTCCGCTCGTGGTGAGGGGACGCCGGGAGAGCGGGCTGGGCCGCCTGCCTCCCGGTCGAGTTCCCCGGCTGCGTCTGCACCCCACACGGACGCGGCCGGGATTTCGAGAGGGCATCCCATGCTCGACGACCGCATCGGCAACGACAGCAACGTCCATTTCACCTTCGCGGCCTCGCTGGCCGACCGGGCCCACGGCCTGAAGCGCGAGCCGGCGAAGCTGCAGGGCTTCATCGCCGGCCTCGCCCACCAGGGCCTGCTCACCCAGCCCGCCGTCGCCAGCGCGCTGGCCCCCTTCCTGAAACTGCCGCCGCCCGAGCCGCGCACCACCACGCGCGCCCGCATGGCGAAGATCATCAGCGACTGCGTCGCCGCCAAGGAGTGCGTCACCCGCGACGACCTCGAGGCCGCCGGCTTTTCCGGCGCCGAGATCGCGTCGCTGTTCCGCGAGGCCCTCCGGGCTTCGGGCGTCAAGAGGATGGTAGCGTGACCGCGCAGGGCGCGGTCACGCAGGAGCGTCGGGGCGTGACTTGTAACCAAGTCACAGAACGCAGTTCCACCGGGAGCGCCGATGGCGGCGGCAACCCGCACGGCTCAGACCGGCCCCCGGCCCTTACGGACGCGATCTACTTCGCTCGCATGTCGGCGGCGATGCAGGTTCATCTCGAATGCGCGGTCGAGCAGCTCGAGGAAGCGCTCGGGCTCATCCCGGGGAAGCACGGGCAGTTGCGGCAGGCGATGCGCGAGCGAATCGTGAGATCCCGGCAAGCGCTCGCGCGCTGGCGCATCAAGGACGGCCGCTGATGCGCGCCACCCTCCTGCCGCTGAAGGGCGGCCCGCACGATCCCGCGATGCCGGTGACACTTGTCAATCGCACCAGCCGCGACCGCATCACCGTGCAGCGGCCGGACGGCCAGTTCCGCGCGGTCGACCGCTTCCGGCTGCGCACCGAGGACGGCCGCCGGAAGTTCGACGCCGAGGAGTTCAACCGGTTGCCCTGGCGCGGCACCGGCAAGGACCCTCTCACTCTCTCGACCGGAAACCTATTCGACAACGAGGTGCGCGCATGAGCTTCGACGGCAGCTATTACCCGACCGTGCCCAGCCTGCAGCAGAGCGCGCAGCGCGTGTGGGCTATCGCCCGCCTGCACCGCGAAGGCGCCCTCGACCGGCTCGCCGGCCTGCAGTCGCTCGACGCGATCTACACCACCACCCAGCACCGCCCGCTGCGCCGGCTGTGCGAGACGGTCGCCTTCCGGATGTTCCCGGAGGTCGACCGCCCGCAGCCGGACGTCGAGCCGATCGTCGAGGTCTATGCGCGATGAGCGACCAAGGCACACCCGTTCCGACCGCCGACGGCACCGTCGGCACGGACCATAACCAGACAGTCACGCCCGCGGAGGCCACCGACCAGGCCGGCCAGCTCGACCTGAAGGACCCGAAGGGCAAGAAGTCCCGCAACCGGGCCGGCGGCATGAACGTCGGCCGCCTGCAGTCGTTCGTCGCTCGACTGGAGAAGCTGGACGAGGAACGCAGGGCGATCGGCGGCGACATCAAGGACGTCTACAGCGAGGCCAAGGGCGTCGGCTACGACGTGAAGACCATGCGCAAGATCGTGCAGCTCCGCAAAATGGACGCCGCCGACCGCGCCGAGCAGGAAACCCTGCTGGACGTCTACAAGCACGCGCTGGGGATGGTCTGACGTGAGCACCCGCAACGCCGGTGACGCGATCACCCTGGTCGTCCACGAGTCCGTGCTGCGCGAGAAGCGCCACTGGCAGACCATCGCCGAGCGGCTGGAGCCGTTGCCGATGCTGCTGTTCTGCCCGGCCTGCGGGAAGCAGCACGTCGATGCGCCCGATCCTGCGCGCGACTGGACCAACCCGCCGCACCGCAGCCACCTTTGCGCCTGCTGCGGCTGCATCTGGCGGCAGGCGGATTTCCCCACGACCGGCATCGAGCAGATCCGGACGAAGGGGAAGGTCGACACCTGGACGGTCGACGATGGGGCCGCGAAGGCGGCGGATCAGGGAGTCGAGGGACGATGAACGCGCCGGCGCGCATTCAGCTCTCGCGCGCGAAGGGCTGGCGCATGCCAGAGAACACCGTGAAGGTCGACCGCTCGACCCGATGGGGCAATCCCTTCGACTTCCGGAAATCCGACTATGCCTGGGCCGCCCTGTCGTTCGGCTGCCGTGCCGATCCCGCCGGCCGGCAGGAAGCGTCGGTCCGCGCCTTCCGCGACTGGATCGACCCGCCGCACGGTCGCCAGACCGTCAGCATGGAAGAACAACCGAAACTGTCCGGCCCCGCTGGCGACGTCCCGCTCGGCCCGCCGATCAAGGCCGGTCCAGCACCTTCGCGCGAAGATATCCGGGAGTCGCTGCGCGGCAGGCACCTCGCCTGCTGGTGCAAGGCCGGGACGCCGTGTCACGCCGACGTGCTGCTGGAGATCGCCAACCGATGACGCGCGCATCCTCCAGGCCTTGGCGCATCGCGATGCAGCGCAGCCACGACGGCAGCACCGTCTTCTTCCTGCGCATCCTCGACGCGAACGACAACCGGGTGGCCGATCTCTACCCGCACGAATCGGTCGGCGGTCGCGGCATCGAGCAGGCGACGGCCGACGCCGGCCTGATCGTCAAGCTCGCCAGCAGCCCGGCCGCCGACGCCATCGAGCGCGAAGCCGCCGAACGCGGCGCCGTGCCGGTCGACATCCCGGAGGCCGAGCAGGCCCCCAGCGGCGCGATGCAGAGGTTGCTGTGATGGACGCCGATCTCGACGACCGCGCGCTACGCATCGCCGCTCGAGCGGTGCAGCTCTACGCCGAGACGCATCCAAGGCCGATGCAGGTTACGCAGAAGCAGGCGGCCGAGATCTTGGGCGTCCACGCGAAGACCGTGAGAAACTACGTCGCCGCGGGAAAGCTGACGCTGAACGGCTGCGGCCTGATCCCGATCGCGGCTGTGGACGCGCTGCTCGCTCCCCAGACTTTACGCAAGGTGTCCTGAAAGCCTCGTGTTTACTGGCTTTCCGGAGTCCGGCCGGGGGCACCACGGGGCCTATCCCTGCTTGCCTCGCATAGAGGGAAAAAGCGGATAATACCGGCCCCAGCGTCACTCTCCGGGCCTCGCGCTTGCCCCTGCATATCCCCCGAACTGGACAATCTCGCCGCCTATTCCCCATTATTCCCCCACGGGGTTACGCACGGGGGAGCGACATGGCATCGGTGGGGAAACACGGCCGGGGATACCGTGCGCAGGTCTATGTCGGCGGCCGTCGAGCGTCGAAGGTGTTTCGCACCTTGCGCGAGGCCAACGCCTGGGCGGCGCAGATGGAGGAGCGGCTCGCCGCGGCGCCGGCCGATCGGCACACACTGCGCGACCTGATCGAGCGCTACGTCGAGTCCGTCTTGCCCGGCAAGCGCGGCGGCGATCACGAGGCCCGCCAGGCCAAAGCCTTCCTCCGGGATTTCTCCGCCATGGCCGACAAGCGGCTGGCCGATCTCGACACTCCCGATTTTGCCCGGTGGCGCGACGAGCGGCTGAAGTCGGTGAGCGACGCCACGGTGCTGCGCAATCTGAACTGGCTGCGGCACGCACTCAGGATCGCACGCGAGGAATGGCGGTGGATGACGGGCAACCCGCTCCAGGGCTTGCGCATCCCCCGGAATCCGCCGCCACGCACGCGACGGGTCAGCCCGGAAGAGGTCCGCGCCTTATGCCGCGTCCTCGACTACCGGCCCGGCAGGGCCCCGGAAACGAAATCGCAGGAGGTCGCCTTGGCCTTCCTGGTCGGCATCCGCTCCGGCATGCGCGCGGGCGAGATACTGAGCCTGTCGAGCGCCAATCTCGACCTGCGCCGGCGGGTGGCGTCCGTGGCGCACAAGACCCAGCACTTGACCGGGAAGCCTCGAGACGTGCCGCTGACCCGCCATGCCGTCCGGCTCCTGCGGCCGGTCGCCCACCTCGAGCAGTGCTTCACCATCTCGAGCGCCGTGCTGGATACCCTGTTCCGCAAGGCGCGCGACCGGCTGCTGATCGAAGACCTGCACTTTCACGACTCCCGCGCCGAGGCACTGACACGCCTGGCCCGCGAGGTCGACGTGCTGACCCTCGCCAAGATCAGCGGGCACAAGGACCTGCGGATACTTCAGGCGGTCTATTATCGGGAGACGGCGGAGCAGATCGCGGCAAGGCTTGGGTAAGGGCCCCCGCCCCCGGAAATCTGCCCGCCAGGCGCGATCCCGCCCGGAGGCCCCGGAGTGCGTCCGACCCGGCTGGCGGCCCCACAGCAGGCAACGGGCCGCCACGGTCGGGCGGGCTGCCGCGACCCAACATGTGCAAGAATTGCACAGGTTCGATCGGCGGTTTTCCCTGAAACGAAAAAAGCGCCCGCCACCCCGTGAAGGGCAGCGGGCGAAGGCTAGGGAGGAAACGCCCAAGACGGGCATGTCGGCTCCGGACGGATCCAGATCCCGACTTCGGACGGGCTATCGAGCCCAAATGCCATTTAAACCCAATTAAAACCCATTTTTAATTCCCGATAATTCGCCGTCGCTCAGCCGCCAGTCGACGGCTTGAAGACACACCGCACGACGCCGCCACGAACACAGACCCACCAGTCGTCATCGATCGACGGATAGAGCCCTTGCCCGACCAGGTGGCGCGGCATCAGGACGACGTCGCCGGCGCCGGTCACGATCTCGATCCCGGCCGGCGTCTCGCGGAACTTGGTGGCATGCTCGCGCCGGCAGTCGGCCGGCCCGCAACAGTGGACGCCGTCGCGATCGACATAGCGCGGGTTCGCCATGATCCATGAGGCGTCACCGTGCGCCAGCGCCGTGCCGACGGCCGTGAAGGCCAGGACGAACAGCACCACGGCAAAGATCGCCGCCGGCCGGGCCGCCACCCGCTCGAGGCAACGGCCAAGGCAGATCAGCCAGGCCCAGACGCAGGCCAGGCCGGCCAGCGCCAGCACGACGGCGGCGATCAACAGGGCGGCGGTCATCGGCCGGCATCCCATTTGATCCAGCCCCGGATGATGTTCTCCAGCGCCACGATCGCAGCGCCGAACCGCAGCCGCTCGGCCGCGAGGTCGACGTCGCTGGGCTTCTCGGGCGACATTTCAGGGCGCGGCGGGATGGTCTTGAGGCTGGCCGGCGCCGGGTCGCGTGGCGCGACGAAAGCCGAGCTCGCGCAGCCCGTCATCGGCAGCGCGCATAGCAGGAGTATCGAGGCTCTGGATGACAGGCTTTTCACGGTAGATCACCTCGGTTCGGGTGGTCACGACGGCGCCTGTCCGGGCGTTCTGTTCGGCAAGGTCGGCATCGATCTGGAGCGCCAGCACGCGGTCGCGTTCCTTCTGGGCCAGCACGGCGGCGGCACGCTCGGCCTCGCCTCGCGCGATCTCGGCTCGGAGGTTGGCGACGCGAATGGTGCGGTCGATCGACCACGCGCCCAAGGCGACGAACGCCGCCAAAGGCAGCGCGATCTTCCAGTTGCCGGCCAGCCAGCCCGCGGCCGTCTTGGCGAGGCCCAGCGCGGCGACGGGGATCACAGCCGCAGCGCCATGCGCGTCATCGCGCCGGCGATGCCGTCGACGACGAGGCCCCGGTCTTCCTGGAACATCCGGACGGCCGCCTCGGTCTTTGGTCCGAAGTGTCCGTCGGGCGTGACGCCGAGCGCGCGCTGCAGCGCCGCGACGTCGGACCCGGTGTCGCCCTGCCGCATCGGCCTCGGCGTCGGCACCGTGCCGGCCGGCTCCGCGCCGGCATAGAGCGCGGCCGCGGCGCGCAGCTTGCGGGCATAGAGGCCGCCATAGCCGCCGCCGTTGTAGAGCGTCTCGACCGTCTCCCAGTCGCCGATCCGAAGCGCCTCCTGCAGCGTGTCGTCGGCATCGACGTAGCGCGTGAAAGCGTCCATCTGGCCGTCGTCGCCGTTGGCGCTCATGCTGGCGACGAATTCTTCGATGCCGGCATAGCCCAAGCGCCGCCAGTTGAAGCCCATCACCTGGAAGCCGCCCCAGCTCGTGGCCTGGTCGGCCGCGGACGGATCGAGCGCCCGGGCCCGCCTCACCTGGTCCCATGCGCCGGCGCGGGTGCGGGCCGCGAGTTCGGGGTTCCACGACCGGCACGACAGGTCGGGATGGCTGGCATTAAAGCCGTAGCCGGTCAGTTTGCCGAACCAGTGGGCCTCGAAACGCACGGGCACCTCGAGGCGACCGTCGAGCACCCAGAAGGTCTCGCCGGCACTCTCGACGGCGGACATCGCCATGACGTGCGGCACCGGCACGCGCAGATGCGCGGCCGCGCGCTGATAATCAGCGGCGTCGAAAGACATATGGACCTCAGTCGGTTGGAAGGACCGCTATGCCGGCGGTCGGCGGCGGCCTAGATGATGGCGGCGAATCCCATCGCGACGGCAAAGACGAGCATCCAGCCCCATTCTCCGCAGGCGTGACGCAGTGAGGCCCGCACGAACAGCGCGCCTCCGATGATTTGCACCAACCGGCCGAAGCCAGACCAGTGCAGCGCCTCGGCAGGCCAGCCCACGACGCCGTAGCAGTAGACCACCAGCTCGCGGATCAGCGTGCCGATGAGGAAGATGCCGAACGCCAGCAGGAAGTCGCGGCGGTTCGCCAGCCGCCAGCGGACGACACAGGCCGCGACACCAGCGGCACAGAGCAGCGCCAGCAGCTCCGAGGTGTTGTGTAAGAAATGGCCGCCCATCATTGCCCCTCCGGGTTGCCGGCGAGGTCGTCGCCTATCGATTTCAGCCCGTCGTCGAGCGGGATGCTTTCGAGCTGCTGGGCCAAACGCTTCAAGGACCGCTTGAAATTGAGCCGCGCCGCTTCCTTGTCGCGCTCCTCCGCCTCGTTGACCTTGCGCAGCTCTTCGATTTCGTCGCGGACCTTCTTGAAGAACATCACGGCCTGCCCCTCAGCGCGGCGAGCGCCAGATCGACGGTGGTCTTCATGTCCTTGAGCGTATCGACGATGATCTTGTTGTCGTCGGATCGCTGTTGGAGCGTCGCCTTCAACTCGACGAGCCGCTCGCCGTAGGATTTGACCAGCGCCTCGGCAAGCTTCCAGACGCCATAGGTCAGCCCGCAGCACACCGCCGCCAGGATCAGCTGGGCGGAACCGCCGCCCAGCAGCTTTATGGTTTCGATGTCCATGGCGTCTCCGGTCTCCCTACTGGTCGGAAGGCGGCGGCTTCGCCTCGGCGGCGCGGGCAAGGGCCGTTTGCCCCATGCTTTGCAGGAAGCCGATCAACTCGAACGATTCCTTGAACGGAAGTTCGGCCAGGCCCTTCATGATCAAATTCAGCGTCGGGATGTCGACCTCGAGCGGCACCTTGACGTTTTGCATTGATTCCTCCTTTGCGGTGCGGCCTACCAGGTGGCGATGGCGGCGCGCTTCCAGGTGTTGGCGGCCGTGCAGATATAAATGTAGGACGCATCCCAGCAGTGATCGCCGGCGTTGCCGGTGGCCGCTGCCGAGGCTGGCGTCTTCGCGGTTCGCAGCCGGATTTTGTCGCCGTAGACGTCGAGCTTGGCCGAGCTGCCGCCGGCGCCGTCGGGCATGCCGCCGATGCCGACGTTGCCGGTCGACGCGGTCGTGCCGGTGCCGTCGAGCGCGGTGCCGAAGATCAGGTTGCCGATCGTCAGCTGGCCGTCGTTGGTCGCGCTGGGCGCGTCGATCAGGTAGCCGACAACTAGGTTTTTTGCGCCGGTTGTGATGTTGTCGCCGGCCTGGTAGCCGATGCCGATGTTGCCGTCGCCGGTCGCGGCATAAAGCGCCCGCATGCCGAAGGCGGCGGCGTTGGCCATGCTGGTGCCGGTGTAGCCGGCGAACTTGCCGAACAAGGCGTTGTTGCCGCCGTCGGTCAGGGTGTAGCCGGCCTGCTCGCCGAAGGCCGAGTTGCCGTTGCCGGTGGTGGCGTTGCGCAGCGCCTGGAAGCCCACCGCCGTGATCTGGCCCGAGGTCAGCGAATAGCCGGCCTGGTAGCCCACGCCGGTCGAGGGGTTGGCCGAGGTCGACTGTGCCAGCGCATAGCGGCCGATCGCGACGTTGTTGTCGCCCGAGACCATCGCGGCCAGGGTGTCGTATCCCCACGCCGTGTTCGAGCTGCCGGTCGTGAGGACCAGCAGCGCATTGGCGCCGCCACCGGTGTTGAAGGTGCCGGTCGTCAGCGCCGCCAGAACCTTCGATCCGAAGCTGGTGTTGCCGCGCGCGGCCGACTCGTTGCCCGCGGTATAGCCGACGTGGGTGCGGTCGACCGAGGTCGCGGTGACGTCCGAATCGGACGGTCCGGTGCCGTGGCCGATGAACATCGAGCGCGTGACCGGCCGCGCCGTCATGAACCGGCCGCCGCCCTGGCTGGTGTCGCCGAGGTAGTAGGAGTCGCGGGCGTTAAAGTAGATGCCGACCGGAACGCCGTTCGTGCCGCCGTGGCCGCCCATCAGCTTGTTGAACGTGACGTCATACTCAGTCGCTGCGTCGAGCGCGGCCACCAGCGCCGCTACCTTGTAGGCGATCGCCTGGTTGCCGAGGTCGTTGTAGTGGACGTTGGCCGAATCGCGCCGCAGCTGGCGCGGCGGGACGTCGCGGCCGATGTCGATCAGGTCGTTCGAGTCGGGCGTGAGGCCGATTGCCGTCAGGGCCGAACTGACCAGCCAGCCGCGGATGTCGAAGAAGCGGCTGCCATAGAGCGTAGCCAGCTCGGCGTTCAGCGCCACGATGGCGGCATAGTTGGTGGCAGGCGTGCCGCCGGCGGCGGTGTATTCGCCGCCGCTGTTGGTCACGCCGAGGATGATGTAGTTGGAATTTCCGGCCGCGGTCAGGGCCGCCACCATGGACGCGATCTGCGCCTTGACGGTCGTGCCCCAGCCGGTGCCGATCGCCGCGATGTCGTTGCGACCGGCCCAGATGACCGTCGTCCACTTGACCTTGTCAGTGGCGGCCAGCATGCGGGTCGCGATCTGGGTCGAGGTCTCGCCCGAGACGCCGCCGTTGTAGATGTTGCGATAGCCCAGGTACTGGTCCATTTGCGACGGATACGGGATGTACGTCGCCGGATCGCCGAGCTCGCCGCCGATGCCGTAGGTCAGCGAATCGCCCCACAGCGCGAGGTTGTAGCGCGCAAAGATCGTCGCGGCATCGTAGGAACGGTCGAGCGCCGTTCCGACCGCCGCCGTGAAGGCAAGAATGTCCGTCTTGCTCGGTTTGTTCGCGCCGCTGGACGGCACGCCGTCGGTGACGTAGGCGCGCCAGGCGGTATTGCCAAGGTCTCCAATGACACTCATGTCGCGCTCTCCTGCAGATATCAAAACGGCTGCGGCGCGAGGCGCCTTTTTTTAGGACAGATCCTCGCTCGTCGGACCGACCGGGTCCGAGGCGACGCCGGAAGCGTTGAACGAGCGAACCCACCAGTAGTATTGAAAGGCCGCGAGGCCGTTGTCGTCGTAAGTGCGGCCCTCAGCGATTCCGCCATAAGCAATGTAGATTTGCTCGGCATCGCCGAAACTTGGCGTCGTGCTGCGGTAGAGCACCGTGCGGTACAGGTTCGGGCTGTTGGGATTGGTCCAGCTAACTGTGACGTTGTAGCCGGCCGCCGAGGAATCGAGGTCCGTCGGCTGTCCCGGCTCGACCGAATCCGACGACGTGGTCGCGTTGACATAAGAGGTCCACAGCGAGTTCGCGCCGTTGCTTTTGGTCCGAATCCTGAAGCGATATTCCGTGCCGTCTGCCAGGTAGGGCGTGCGGACTTCATCGTCGCCGGGCAGCGAGATCACCGACTTGGCCGGCGCGCTCGCGTCGGCCAGTTGATATTCGAGTTCGTAGGTCAAGGCATCCGACACATGCGTCCACGAGGCGACCGCAAAGCTCTGTGGCTGGCCGGCCGAGACGGTCTCGCTTTGGATATCGACCCCGAAGTCTTCAGGCACCGGGATGCCAAGCGAGACCGGCTCTTCGGTCGACCCGGACGGTGCGCCTTCCTCCGTGGCGGCGTCGAAGGCATAGAGATCGGCCGGCACGATGATGCCGTCGAACGTATAGGTCAGGTTCAGCAGCGACAGCTTCGGACGGCCAAGAATCTCGACGGTGGTCTCGTCCATGCCGCGCGACGGGTAATGGACCGTGACCCAGCGGCGATAACGGATGTTCGCAGCACTCCCCGAAGCATCGTAGTGCAGCGTTATGGTGACCCGCGCCGCATTCGCACGGATGAACTTCAGTTTCTGCAGCCGCGCCATGTGGTTGTGCGACTGAACGGCCTGGTTGTCGATCGTGACCGTGCGCTGCGTGTCGTCGCCGGTATAGGGGTCGCCGTAGATCGCGGCATCGACGGTGTTGTAGACCTGACCCGGATCGGTGAAACGGCCGCGCACCGCCAGCACGTTGGTCGCGGTGCGCTTGTTGGCGTCGTACTTGATGGCGACGATGTCGTCGGCGGTGATGCGGACATCGGGCGCGACCATCTCGCCGCGGTGGACGCCGATCTTGCCGTCGGCATCCTCGTAAAGCACGAGCTCGCCGGCTTCGTCGATCAACCGGCCAATGTCGATCTGGTCGCTGTCGTAGCGGAACCACAGGCCGCCGTGATAGCGGGATTCCTCTTCGGCCGTGCGGTTGTAGACCGTCTCGTCGCAGACATCGGCCGCGGCGATCCAGTCGTCGAGGTTGATGTCGTCGGTGAGCGAAAGCCGCCCGCCATAGGGCTGGGTCAGGTGGTGCAGCCGCAGCAGGGCCAGGTTGGTCGAGAAAGCCCAGGTGTCGGGATCTTCCGGGTCCTGTTCCTCGTCGCGCGGATCGTAGACCAGCGCCCCATCGATCACCGCCGAATGTTCCGGCTTGCCGTTCGGGTAGACGTTGGCAAAGTGACTTTCCGGCGTGGTCTGATACGCAAACAAAACGGTGGCCAGCCCGTCGCCGCGATGGTCTGCCGTCCACAATTCGGGAAAGTTGCTGGTCAGCGCGGGATAGGCGGTTTCCAGCGGCAGGCCGAGGCGCCAGGCCATCGAAACGTAAACGAACAGGCCGCCATCGTAGTAGGTGTAAAAGTGCAGCGGGCCGATGACGTTGCTGCTATCGGCCGTCCCGGTGATCGTGATTTCCTCGTCATGAAGGTAGTGCGCGACATAGCCCTCGATGCGATGCCCGGCCAGCACCGTGCCGCTGAACGCCGCGCCGCTGCGCTCCTCAAGGAAAAACTGGTCGCCGGCTTTCTTTACTCGGCCCAGCACGACCGGCAGCGAGGGCACATTCTGCTTGAAGTTGAGCTTCCCGTCGGCGGGCTTTGGGGCCGCCTTCTGTTGTTGCTGAGCGCGGCGCGCTGGGAAAAGCAGCGTCATCGCCACGTTCAGCGCAACCGAGATCGCTAGCGAGATCGCGATGGATATCAGGACCGGTGGCATCAGACGCTCCACATCCCAAGCGTCGGCGCCGTCATCGGGCCGAAGCCGGCGACGCCTCGCACCAGCCAGCGGGAACCATCCCAGATCGCACCCCATTGCCGCGTCGGCGATGTCAGCGAACCGATCACGGCAAGGACGCCAGCACTCCTGAAATTGGTCGCCGTCAATCCGACGCGGGCGCAGCCATCCCCCACGATCGGCAGCACGCCGCCTCGCTCGACGACGATCGCGAGGCAACCGGCTTCGTCGTCATAGGCGCCGCGATACTGCGCCAGCAGATCGTTGTGCCCATTGGTGAGCGCCCAGTCGGCCAGCACCATGCAGCAGTCGACGCTGCCCCATGCCCAGGGGAGCGCGCCGTTTTCGGCAAGGAAGGCCGCGAGGTCGGCCATCACGAGCGCCACTTCGGCCAGGCAATGGTCTTGTCCTCGAGCAGCGGCACGCGCTCGGCGAAGCGATCGGGCTCTTCCTCCGGATTGAGGGCGGCGGACCGCGCCCGCTGGTCAGTGTCGGAAAGAACGCCGCCGTTTTCGAGGCGGCGCAGGGTGAAGCGGTTGGTGACCTCGGCGGTGATCGCGGACACCGGCCGGTCGCCGGTGACGGCGTCGTCGAAGATGATGTTGTCGATGCGCCCCGTGAACATGACCTCGCGGTCGCCAACCGGCTGATCCTGGGCGTCGCAGGGCTGAATCATGATGCGGACGACGGCGCCGACGATTTCCTCGTCGGTGTAGGACAGCCAGACCGCATCGGCATCGGCCGCCCCGACGCCCATCAGCGCTACGTTCAGCGCCGCCGCCTCGCCGTTGATCGCCATCTCAATATCGTCGATCCCGTCGGCCAGGGTGCAGCCCTTCCAGACATTGCCATCCAAATCGACGAAGGGCCCCGAGCCATCCCAAAGCCGCGAGACGGCCTCGGTCGGCCAATCAAACTGGACCAGGATGCGGATCGACGATGCGCGGGTGCCGGCCTGGTCGTCGAAGATCGGGACAATGAACCGTGCCCGATCGGCGGCGCCGGTCGCGTCCATCGCGCCGACGGATGCAGTCGTCGCCGCGAGGGCGGCTGCGTCGGTGGCTTCGGTCGTGGCCATCGTGCCAATGGAGACGGTCGTCGCCGCGATGTCGCCGGCGTCAGCCGCATCCGTCGTGTCCAGCGTGCCGACGGAAGCAGTCGTTGCCGCAACCGAGCCCGCATCGACCGCATCGGTGGTCGCCAGCGTGCCGGCTGTCGCCTCATAAGCCAGCAGATAGTTCAGCGCCCAATCGCGGCTGGAGGCGGTCGTCGTGTTGTACGTCTGGTTTCCTGTTGCCGTCACTGTCTTACGCTGGATCGAGAGCGTCTGGCTGGTGCCCGCCGCGCCGCCGTTTGCGAGCGAGACCAGCGCCGTCGACCAGTTTCCGTTCGACGTATCGCTGTCCGCGGTGACGGTGGCATTTTCTTCGACCGCGCAGGCGCCGATCATGGTCTGGCCGAGCGCGACCGAGACCGCGCCGGAACTGCGACCGGTGCTGCTGCCCGTGACGCCAGGCCCCACAGCGGCAATTGCCATGGCGCAACCGGCCGCCGGAACCGCCTTCTGCAGTCCAGCCGCCTTGCATGTCGTGTTCGGGCTGAAGTTGATCGTGATCGTCGCAGCGACCAGCGCGTTGGTGACGAGACAGGTCCAGACCGTCAAAGTCGAGCCGTCATTCGCGGCACCGACAGTCCGGTTGGTCTGCGCCTGGTTCGTCCAGGTGTTCCCGGCCGCATCCGTGACCGAGGTCGACGTCGAGGACACGCCAGACGTCCCGGCATTGTCGGCCGCCGCGAAAAGAACCAGCAGGTCGCCGACCGCGGCATCGATGCCCGTGACATCGAGCGTCGCGCCCGACGCGGTCGAGTTCGCGGTCGAGCCGTCGGAATAGGTCGCCACGGTGCCTAGCCGTGCGTAATCGTGCCAGCGGTTACGGTAACGGTCAGGCCCGACGAAAAGGTCGTGGTGCCGACAATGATGTCGCTGGCGCTGGTGCCGACGGTGAGACCGGAAACGATCACCGTCCCGGCATTGTTTCGGATTTCCGCCTTGGCCGCCGTGCCGGCCGCCGATGCCACCGCCGACAAGGGCAGACCGTGCACGGTCAGCACACCACCGGACAGGGTGAAAGCCGTGGTGGTGAGCGCGATGGTCGCCAGCACGCCGGTCGCGCCACTTAGCGCCGAGGTGCCGATGACAAGCGAGCCGGCGGTCGCAGAGCCCGTCGCCGCTGCCGGCGTCTTGCCGATCGTGCGATCGATGACCTGCTGCATGCGGTCATCCTTGACGGTTGAGCTGTAGGTCACGGCCATTTTCTATTCCTCCGCAAGATCGTTCCAGTAATCGGCGGCTTCGACGAAGGCGACGTCGACACGGTCGAAAAATCCGGCTGTAAAACTGGCATCCATTTCGCGATCTGACGCCAGACGTACCAGGCAGGTCGGGAGGCCGAACTCGAGCGCGGCGCCGTCCGGGATGGGCGCGCGGATCGACGGAGTGATCGGCACCGTCCAGTCGGTGCCGTCGATCACCGTCGGATAGCCGGTCTTGTAGAGCGCGTGCTGGTAGCTGAAGCGAACGCCGATCAGATCCTCGATCCCGGCGCCGATGCGCAGGGTGACGGATGTCGCGCCCAGCGCTGCAGCGCCGACCAGGGTGACGTCGATCGCCGGCTGCGCGTACAAGCTGCCGTCGCCGTGCGTCGTGCCGTCGGAATGCGTGGAGAGCAGCATGCCGCCAACTGTGCCCGCCGGCCATTCCGCCGCGTCCTGCGACCACACCGGCACTACGATCGGTGTCGCCATGCCGCTGCAGTGCGTGGCCAGCGCGTTGAACATCCGCCGGTCGGCGGCGGTTTTCAGCGGCACGCTTTTGTAAGCAATGCTCCACCAGCCGCGATCCGTGCGGGTGACGCGCTGCAGCCCGCCCAGCGTGGTGCCGCCGGACCGCGAGAATGGCACGACGTTGGCCTCGATGGCGCCGGGCACCAGAAGCCGGTGCGGCCAGATGACAAAATCAGTCACGCCACTCGCCTCCCCGATCGCGCTGATTGCGCGCCATCACGGCCGGGACCTGCTCCCCGGACTTCTTCACCGACGCCCTGACGATGCCCGGCGTGGCGTTGTTGACGACCCGCACCGCGGCGCCCTCGGCTTCCGCCCGGACGAAGCCCTCGTTGGCGTAGACGTGCACGACGACCGGCTGCTGGCTGTTGCCGTTGGCGGCATCGACACCGAGGCGACCACCGGGGCCGCGCCGCAGCGGCATGATCGCTTCCGGGCCGGCCTCGCCCATCAGGCCAGTGCGACCTCCAGACATCGGAAACATGGTCGGGCTGCCGACCATGCCGCCGCTGGCAAACGGGATGACGTTGCCAGCGCGGAAGGCCGCGCCGTTGGCGAATGCCCATGCCCCGCTAAGGCCGGACCACGACGCCTCGATACCAGCGGCAGCGCCACCGCCACCGCCGCTCCCGAAAAGACTACCGATCAGGCCGCCCAAACCGCCGCCACCACCACCGCCGGCGTTGCTGGGAAAAGCGGCCTCGAACAGCTGCGTTGCGGCCATTTCGATCAGCTTCTCAGCAATGCGGTTCAGCGCGTTCACCGCGGCGTTGCCGAAGGACTCCCACACGCTCTTGCCGTTCATCAGCCCTTCGCGCATGTCGGAGAAAAAGCCCTTGAAGACCTCGCGGCCGAGCCCGACGATTTCCTTCATCTGGTCGGTCTGGGCCTTCGACGCCGCCATGGCGTCGGCCGATGCCTTGATGGCCTCAACTTCGGCCGGCGAGAGTTCGATGCCCTGGCGCTTCGCGGCGTTGAGCATTTCGGTCGACATGCGCAGCGCGTCGGCCGCCTGGGCAGACATGAACAGCGCCTGCCTTTCCATCTCCTGCTGTGCCAGGAACTCCTCGGACTTGGTGCGAGCGTCGTCGCTGAATTTCGCCTTGGCCAGAGCATTGTCGGCCTCGGCCATCTGGCCGGCCAGGCTTTGCAGCGCCGCCTTCTGGGCGTCGCTGAGCGTCTTGCCCTCGCCGGTCGCCTTGTTCAGCAGATCCTGCTGGTGCTTCAGCTGCGCCGCCGCCAGCACCGTCTGGCCCACGGCCTCGGTCTCGGCCCTCTTGGACAGCACGTACTCCCGCGCCGACTCGATGGCCTTGGCGTAGGGGTCGCTGCCGCCAGTTGCCTTCGTAAGAGGATTGCCCGCACCGCCTGACGCGGGTCCCATCGCCGGCAGACGGCCGCGGCGTGCAGCCTCCTCGGCATCCTCCATGCCGGCCTGCCGCGCGAGGAGGCCGTCTCGGCTAAGGCGATCGATCTCGGCCTGGATCATCGCCTCGCGGCCTTGTGCGGCCGGCGCGCCAAGCTCCCTCTTCTTTTCCGCAAGGAGCCGCGCATTCTTCTCGGCCGGAGTTTCCAGCCGCAGGGCGTTCGGGCCAGTGCCTATGCGGCCTTTCGACCGCGATTCGGCCAGCACCGAGGCCCAGAAGCCGTCCTTGCTGTTGATCTGGTCCATCACCTCGTTGATGGACTTCAGCAGCTTCTCGATCGCTTCCAACGCGCTCGTGGCGATCGGGGCGCCGAGCTTGGCGAAAGTCGTGTCGGCCGCAAGCTGCGCCCTGACGAGGGAGTCGCTCACCTTGTCCCAGGCGGCAATCACCTCTTCGTCGAGGATGGCGCCCGCAGCGCGCGCCTTGGCGATCACTTCGTCGTTGCCCTGCGCAAGCTCGCCCAGCACGGCCGCCATCTTGGCGCCGCTGCGGCCGAACAGCTCCATCAGGGTGGCGGTGCGCTGCGACGACGAGCCGATGGAAAGAACTCCGCGCGCCACCTCGGGCAGCACGTCGGCGACCGGCCGCAGCTCGCCGCGGGCATCGAGGATCTTGACGCCGAGCCTCTCGAACAGTTCGATCTGCTCTTTACCGCCATCTGCCGCAGAGCCCATCGTTTTCGCGAGCCTGGCAAAAGCGGTGTCCATCTGCTCGGTCTGAAGCCCCGCCTGCGCACCGGCGAAGCGATAGGCCTGCAGCTGCTCAGTGCTGACGCCGATCGCCTCGGCCTGCTCACCGAAGTCGGCGGCTTTCATCCCGGCGGACCAGACAGCCATTGCGGCGCCCGCCGCGGTGAAGCCGGCGGCGAGAGGGCCAAGGAATCGGACCAAGCCGCCCATGGCACCAGAGGCCACCGCCGTCGAGGCCGCCGCTTCTTTTGTTGCCGCCTTTTGAGCCTGCAGCGCAGCGACCGAGGCCAGGATGGCGCGGCCCTCGGCAGAGGACTCCGAGACGCCCGCACGGCGCAAGATGGCGTATTGCTGCCGCGCCGCCGCCGATCGCGTGAGCTGCTGGCGCTCAAACTCGAGGTCGCGGATGGTGCGCTGGACGCGCTTGGAGAAGTCGTCGGTGGAGCGGCCGGCTTCCTTGGTCGCCATGCCCCATTTCTGCGCCGCGCGTTCCGACGCGGACGCGGCCTTCGTCTGCTCTTTGAGCGCCGCCGTGGCGCCCTGCACCTGGTCGAACTTGACGGCAAGATTGAGGGCGGCCACGTCCATGTTCGCTACCCTCTTTCCGTCGGTTCGGTTTCGCGACGATTCGCAGCCAGATAGGCCGCGTCCATTTCGAAGATGATCTCGATTTCCGGCTGGCTGAGCGGCCAGCCGGCGGTGACGATCCAGTCCCGGATCAGGCCGGGCTGCAGGGGGGCGGGCCCGTTGAGGCCCTGCGTCCGGAAGCGGCACAGCCGCCAGAAGATCCGCAGCAGCCGGTCGCCCTCGACCGACCTGTCATCGGAGTCGACCTCCGGGCTGGGCTGGTCGAAGCGTGCATTGAAGGCACGCCGCGTCTCGCCGTTCTCGCGCGGCATGTCGTACCGCACGAGGATGGAGATTATCCGGCAGAGTCCGGCGGCGAGGTCATCGTAAAATTTTGCTCCGCCTCGGCCGCCGCCCGGACCTGCCGCTCGATCCACGACACCGACATGACCTCGACGGCCGACTTCATGGTGAGTTCGGGCTTGCCGCCGTTGAAGTTCTGGTCGCCCCAGTTCCAAGCCGCGATGCAGGCCGCCGTGCGCTCGATCTCGGCGCGCTTGCCCTGCTCGGCGGTGGGCAGCTTGTTCTTCGCGAAGCGCCCGATCTGCTTGTTCGTGTGCTCGAGCAGCACCCGCTCGACCGCCGCGGACCCGATGGACCTCACGTCCATCGTGATGCCCAGCGGCTTCTCGGTGACGGGGTGCAGCAGCTCCAGCCGGTGCAGCTTTTCATAGTCGACGAGGTTCGAAATATCCATTGTTGGTCCTGTGCCGGGATGCCGGGTGAAGGGCCGCCGTCCCCGGCGGAACGGCGGCCCCTCTCTCGCGCGCGCGAGGTTCGCTTAGGCCGCGATGATCGGGATCGTGCCGAGCGAGTTGGCCGCCGACGAGCTGCCGGCGCCGTTGGTCGCCGTGACCTGGACGCGGATCGAGTCGGCAATGTCGCCTACGACCGGCGTGTAGGTCTTGCTGGTGCCGCCGACGGACACGTTGATGAAGCTGCCGTTGCCCGACACGTCGTGCTGCCACTGGTAGGCGTAGCTCGACGGATCGCCGGTCCATTCGCCTTCGATCGCGGTCAGCAGGACGCCGACCTGCACCGCCGTGCCGACGATGCTGGGCTTGACCGTGTTGGTCGGCGCCGAGCCGGCCTCCGGGTCGACCGTGAGCACCTGCTCGAGGCCGACCGTGTACTGCTCGCGGACGAAGTCTTCGTTGCCGCCGCCCAGGTTGACCGGGCCCGCCACCTTGCCGCGCACGTAGTGGATCGTGTTCGTATAGTCGGCGGTCGGCTTGTCGTTCTCCTCGATCTTCAGCGCGTAGCTGTAGCGCGAGGTCGGCAGACCGGCAGTGCGCATCAGGATCTGGCCGGCGTCGTTGTAGCTGCGGGCGCACTCGATCGCCGGGTCGCCGGCGTTGGAGATGCCCTTGCTCTTCTGCTGGTACTCGGTGTCCAGCGTCGTGTAGCTCACGATGTTGGTCTGCTTGCCGAAGTCGCCGACGTTGCCGACCTTGCCGACCTGCACCCAGGTCAGGGCCTCGAATTGTTCCTGCGTGAGATCGGACGGCTTGACTGTCGCGCAGATGTAGACCTTTCGGCCCTTGTTGGTATCGGCCATGGGGTTCTCCTTATGGCGTCAGAAAACCCCGCTAAGGCGGGGCGGTGATCCCGGTCAGCCGGGAATTTTCAGGCAAAGCACTCGTACGGAACGTCGACCTGGACGTTCCACCAGGCATCGGTCTTGTCGGCCGGCCAGACGCGCGGCGCGGCCTGCACCTTGACCTTGAGACCTTCGCTGTAAAGCGCGAGGTCGGCCGGGAAGTGCTCGGCGATGCCGCCGGCCAGTCCGGTCGCCGTCACCGTGCCGGCATTGAGCGGCGCGGCCACAGTCAGCTGCAGGATGCCCTGCCGGAAGTGCGGGTCGGCGCCCGCGAGGAATAACCGCGTGTTGCGATTCGGGAAGTGCAGCACCTGCAGATAGGCGCCAGCCGGCGGCGTAAACGGCACGTTCGGCCAGGCGACCTGAAGCGCGGGCGTCAGGTCGAGGCTTGCCACGCGCGCGAACAGCGCCGCTTCGATCTTCTCCTCGATCGTCGACATCAGCCGCGGCTCTTCACGACGCGCGCCGCCTCGGCGACGACCATGGGCCAGTGCTGGGCCGCCAGCCGCACCATGGCGTACTTCGGCTCGATCTTGTGGGCGTAGGGTGCCCGGAATCCGATGTGCACGGTCTTCCCGACTTCCGACCCGGCGATCTCGCCGTTGATCGTGTCGGACGGGTCGCGGAACTTCTTGGTGCGCCAGTCGATCGCGACCGGCCCCAGCGTCGAGACGGCGCGCGAGTTGCGCAGGTTGCCGGTCACTTCCGGCGTGCCCTCGACGAGCGTCTGGTCTAGCCCGCGCAGCGCCTCATGCTGCACGGCGGACTGCACGACGGCGCACTTGCGCTCCCAGTCGGCCACGGCGGCAGCGAAGGCATCGGCCATAGCGCGACCTCAAGAAGCGACGAAAATGTGAAAACGGGCCGCGGCGCCGGCGGCCGGCACGGCGTCGATCTTCTTGATGGCCTTGGCGGCCCCGTCGATCGTCAAAGTGTCGGACAGGCCCGGCACGAGATCGACCGGCTCACCTTCCAGCGTCGCCCGGGGCGAAGCGATTACCATCAGGTCGGTGGCCAGGATCGTGGTGCCGTCGACATGCTCGGCCACGACGCCATCGACGCGCGCCGACAGGGTGTAGACCGCCGTCGTGGGCGTGCCCGGAATCCAGGGCGTCGCCGGATCGGGCGTGCCGGTGGTCGTGCGGGTCAGGGTGACGGTGCCCGAACCATAGCGCCCGATCTGGCGGGCGACATTGCGCGCCATGCCGAGCGGGATCATCAGACGACCATCCGGCGATAGACCATCAGGGCACTCTCGACCGAGATCAGCAGGCCCGACCGGCCCATCGAGGAGCCGCCGGCCACCGCGTAGGATTCCGAGGCGACGCCGGGAATGTCGAGCGACCGCAGCGCCGGGTCGCGATCGCCGGCGAAGTACATGAACTTGATCTGGTCGATTGCCGCGCGTTGAAGGTCGGCCGGCAGGTCGTCGGGCAGTTCGTAGCCGCCGATATAGCTGACCGTCGTGGTTCCGGTCCCGACCCATTCGGTCCGCTCGTCGGCGGAAAGCCGCCAGAGCTGGCCGGCAAGGTCGTCGAGCTCCCAAAGGTCCGGCGTCAGTTCGGTGCCGTTCTCGATCACCTGCAGGATCTCGGCGACCGGCCAGCGCGAGAGCCGCAAGGTCTCGCAGCGCAGGCGCCGGAAGTGATCGGTGACGTCGGTCTCGGCGAGGCGCCGATCGAGGAAGGCATCGATCAGCCCGGAGGCCTGGCCTATCACGGTTTCCATCTGGGTGGTCTGGTCCGACGTCGGCGTGACGCCCAGCTCGGCGAACACCGTTTCCGAATCGACCAGCGCGGTGCGCAGCGGCGCCGCGTCGATCACGGTCCTGTAGGGATAGTCGGCCATGGGCTACCGCAACAGCCTGGAGAGGACCGGCGCGACGTCATGCTCGACCGTGCTGCCGTCGGCGTTGGTGAGCGTCATCATGCCGGTGTGATCCAGTTCGAGGCTGGTGACGGCCGGACCGGGCACGCCGGGCGCACCGCGTTCGCCTTGCGGGCCGCGATCTCCGGGCCGGCCGGGCTTGCCGCGCGCCACGATGAGCTGCCAGCCTTCACCAGGGCAGGGCCCGGGATCGTCGCAGCGGGCCGCGAAGGCACCGCCGTCGAGAGCGACGACGTCGAGATAGCCATAGGTCTCATCCGGCGACCAGGTCGACCGGAGATTCAACGAGCGACCGTCACGGGCGGCCGGCACGATGCAGCGCCAGTCGTCATGCGGCGGCGCCTTTCCGGTGTCGCGGAGCGCCTGGTAGACGCCGCCGGCGTGGGTCACGACATCGGCCTCGCGGTGAACGCGATCGGCCCACGGACCGACGATCGGCATTTTGCCGGGCGCCCCCTCGACGCCACGCTCGCCGGGTAGCCCATCGGCGCCGCGCTCACCAGGCAACCCCTGTTCACCGGGCTCACCGCGTTCGCCTTGCGGGCCGGCAGGCCCGACTTCGCCACGCTCGCCCTGTGGACCGCGCGGCCCGATCTCGCCGGCCGGTCCCCGCTCTCCCGCCGCACCGTCGCGCACCGTCGCCAGTCTTGCGTCGATGCGCCGGCCCAGTTCTGTTTCCAGCTCGACGATCCGCGCAAGCAGTTTGGCCTCGCGTTCGGCCAAAACCGGCGCGATCGCCTCAACGAGCACCATGATGTCGCGCTGATTCATAATCAGTCCCTCGCCATCAGGGCGTTCAGTTTCTGCCGCAGGTGCCCGGCGGCGACGTACCTCACGCCGTCGTCGTCAAGCTGGTCGTCGTTCACGGTCGGTTCAGGCGGCGGCGCTGTCGCTACGGGCGGCTGCATGTCGGTGCCGTAGCTCAACGGCACGACCTGCTGCTGCACCCTTGGCATGGCGCCATGACCGCCCGGCACCGTCGCCAGGTCTTCGTCGTTCCGCGCCTCGTCGGGGCTAAGAATGCCGCTCATGGTGCCGACCGCCAGCGCCTCGAGGCGTTCCTTGAACGACGAGCGCATCAGCGCACTGGTGCTGAATTCGAGGTATTCGTCCGGCATGCCCTTGAGGTTGAACAGCAGGCCAAAGGCTTCCTCGATGTGGTTGAGCGCGAAGCCCAGCCCGCGCGCCTTCCAGGCCGACATCAGCGCTTCCGTCGATGCGAACGGCGTGCCGCCGATGCCCAGCACCTGCAGCGGAATCTGGAACGCCAGCGCGACCTCTTCCTGCGAGATCTTCAGAAGCGCGGCCAGCTCGTTGTCCTTGCTGTTGCCGGTGACCGGCTTGGCCTTCAGTCCCCAGGCCAGAATCGGCGTGCCGCCGGCATTCTCGCCCTGGCTCTGCTGGTTCCACGAGGTGCGCAGTTCGGCGATCTGGTCGCGGGTGAGCTGCGCGTCCGTCTCCAGCATGAAGCTGGGCCGCGCCTGGTTGAGATAGAACGAGATCTGCTGGTTCATTGCCGCGCCGGAAAGCGCCAGGCTGACCTGCGTGTTCAGGATCGGGCTCACGCCCTTGAGTTCGTTGGTCGGCGTGTGCAGGCGCACGTGCAGCACGTCACGCGCCGGAATCGGACCCCGCAGGTCGAAGCGGCGCTCGGCCACTTCGTTGCCGTACAGGGCATAGAAGATTTCGCCGCCTTCGGCGACCGCCGCCAGGCCGCGCCGCATCAGGTGCAACTCGACGATCTCGAACCGGGAATTGCGGACGGCATAGGCGAAGGCCTCGCCGTCGTTGTAGAGCCGATAGGTCAGGTTCAGCAAAAAGTCGGAAATGCTCTGATAGTCGTTGGGCTTGCGGATGATGCGCGACAGCGCCGACGTGGTGACGCGCTCGCGGCCGCCATTGTCGAGGCGGCGCCAGTGGTCGCCCGGGCACATGGCGATGGTCTGGGCGTAGGCGCCGCGGCAGGCTTCCACAATCGCGCTGTTGCCGGCGGTGGAATCGAGCCCATAGCCGAGCTGCCACCAGTTGACATAGCGGCCGGCGGCGGCCGACAGCCAGCCCTCGGGCAGCAGATAGGGACCGGGCCGATAGCTCCCCTCCGTCGCGCGCTTGCGCCAGGGCAGCAGCCGACTGAGGGAGGGAAGCTTCACGACGTCAGCCCGCCTGGCCGCCGCGCGTGCGATAGCGCCGGCCAGACGCCGCGGGCTTCATCTCGCGATCGGCGGGAAGCTCGACGCTTCGGCTGCTGTAGACATCGCCACGCCGGGCGACGGCGACGCCGTCCTTGTGGCGCAGATTTCCCGCTTCGTCCGGCGCGCACTCGTTGGGATCGACGACGTTGCCGTCTTCCAGAACATACCAGGTAGCGCGCATCGGACTCTCCTCATTCAGCGGCAAGCGGAAGCGGGCGACCACCGGCCGCCCGCGCCTGATCACTTGCCGTCGTCGACCAGGATGTTGAACGCGCCGGCCTTGGTGGCGCCGCCCTGGGCGATCACGATTTTCACGCGGTCGCGGCTGACGGCCACCTTGTCGTTCACGGCCGTGCCTCCGGAGGCGTAGAGCGATGCGACGCCGGCCGTCGTGTAGGTCGGCTGGCGCGTGGCCTTGACGATCGCGGCGTTCACGTTGGACTCGGTCCAGATCGTTTCACCGGTCGTTTCGGCGGTGATCGTGAAGTCGACGCCGTCGGCGAAGTCGGTCTTCACATACTGGATGGAGTGAATGTACCCCGACAGATACGGGGTGTAGGCGGTGGCGGAACCATCGGAAGCGGTGGTGACGGCCACGTTGAAACGGCGGAGGGCCATGGTCTTGCCTTTCTAGAAAGCTTTTGGGTTGGTTGACAGGCGGGAAGAACGGGAGAGGCCGCGAAGCCTCTCCCGCGGCGCTTACCAGGTCGTGCCGTCGATCCACTGCACCATGCCGGTGCGGCGCATCTTCCAGGACACGTCCACCAGCATGCGAACGCCGATGGTTGCGGTCTGGAAGAACGACCGAACCGGATCGGCCGTGGTCGGCCCGGTGCCGGACACGATCTCCAGCGGAGTCGTGTCTTCCATGTGCACCGTCGCCTGCTCGGACACGTCGAATTCCGGCATGTCGCCCAGGGCGGTGGCGAAGTCCGACACGCGCAGCGCGATCAGGCGATTGGCCGTAACGCTCGTCGACTCGATGAACGTGACGCGCTGGCGGATGGCGCCCATGAACGAGCCGATCACGCCATCCGGGCCGGGCATCATCGACAGGGCCAGGCCCTGCGCCGGGTTCATCAGCACGACGATGTTGTCGGCTGCGTTGGCCGTGAAGAACGGCCCGAGCAGCGCCTTGAAGTCGGCCAGGACGGCCTCGTAATCGCCGCCGCCGTAGCCGGAAGCGACAGCGCTCACACCGTTGAGCAGGCCCGCCGGGCGCGCCGTGCTGACGGCCGTGGCGTCGGTGATGGCCGCGTCGAGGATGACGCCGGTGTCTTCCAGGATGGCCTGGCGTACGAGCGCCTCGATGGCGGGCGTGCTGCGCTTCACCAGCTCACGGCTGAACGGGACGATGACACCGAGCTTCTTCGGCGTCATGGTCACCGCGGCGGTGGTGATGCGGCCGACGCGGATCGGCGAGCCCTCCGCGACGAAACCGCCACCGGCACCGCCGGCCGTGCGGCCCGGCAACGAGACCGTGCCGATGCCGTCGAAGTTCACGCCAATGCCGCGCGCCCGCAGCGCCGGGTAGATCGAGAACGGCATGAGGGCATCCACGAAGCCCTGGTTGACCGTCTGGACCAGCTCGGACGCCCAGCCCGACACGCTGGTGGTGCCGATGGTCTGGTCGGCGCGGGTGGCGATGGCGAATGTCGCCTCGTGGCCCGGGTAGCGCTCCTCGAGCACCTTCTCGATCGGCTTGTTGCCGAAGTGCGAGAGGCCCTTGGCGACGGCGGCGCGCACGACCAGGTCGAAGCCGCCGACCTCGCGCTGCGTGCCGAGCGGACGGCGGATGGCCGGAGCCGGCACGCCACGCTCCTGGGTGGTGCAGATGCCGATGCGCTGCTCGGAGGTCTTCAGGGCGGCGAGCGTGCGCTCGTCGGTCTCGATCTGGCTGTTGAGTTCCTCGATCGCCACGACGTCGGGCGCCTCGGAACTGGTGAGTTCAACCAGCTTGTCGCGCCTGGCGACGATGCCGGCCTGCATCTCTTCGATGCGCTGGGAAAGGGTCTTCATGACGGGTTGCCTCATGTTCACAGGGGGCTTCGCGGCGGTCGCGCCGGGGTTGGGCACGGTCCCACGTCGTTCATTGGCGGACTCGCCGAAGACGAGGGACAGTGTTTCGGGGGAAAAGTTAAGAGCGCGGGCCTTGGCCAAAGCGTTGGTGTTGGAGCCGACGGAGACGACGGAGGTCTCCATCAGCTCCTGCTCGAGATAGTCGAACGCATCCTTGCCGGGCGTGCCGTACTTGATGACGTTGAAGCCGACCGAGGTCGCGCGCAGCACGCCCTGCTCGACTAGGCCGATGATCTCGTCGATCCGCTGCGAGGTGCCCTTGGCGGCCAGCTTCAGCGTGGCCACCAGCCGGTCGCCCTCGGTGCGGATATTCGACCAGGTGCCGATCGGGAAGCGGCTGTCGTGGCCGAACAGCGCGATCGGGTTCTTCCTGAAGTTGGCGAGGTCCCACCCCTTCGGGTTGATACGGGTCCCGTGGCGATCGAGGCTGCCGTCGGAAATGACGAAGTCGAGGCCATCGCCGGCCGAGACCGACGTGCGATGCAGCACCTTCATGTGCGGTCTCCAGGTTCAGGCAATCATGGCCGCCACGTCGGCGACCGTCTTGGGCTGCGGGTTCATCGACATCAGCGAGGCCGCGTCGAACGTGGCCATCAGCGGATCGATCTTGCCGACGCCCGAGCCCTGTTTCGTGATCAGCTTGGCGCTGCCCCGCGGTTCGATCTTCGCGTTGCCGACGCAGTAGTTCATGATCTTCTGGCCGCCATGGACCATGGTGCCGTCGGCCAGGGCGCGTTCGGTCGTCATGATCGCGCCCGACAGGCGCCAGCCCTGCGATATGCCGACGATCTGCTCGCGGGTGATGCCGCCTTGCTCCATCGCGTCGACCAGGCCGCCGAGGCCGGCGGTGTCGACGCCGACGGCGTTCTTCTGCGGCAGCAGGCCGGAGTCGACGACCTCGCGGCAGATGTCCTCGACCTCGTCCAGGTCGTCGCCCAGTTCCTTGCAGATCGTGAGGTCGCCAGCCGCGGCGAACGCCTCGAACAGCGCGGCCTCGCT